TCACCAAACAACCCTGCCCCTGCTTGTTGTGCTGCTTGGGCAAGACCAGCACCACCAAGTCCTTGTGCATAAGCAGACAACTGTGCATCAAGAGGCGCATAGCCCATCGTTTGATACAACCTGCCAAGTTCAGCTTGTTGTGCTTGCTCTTTCATTGCTTGCTCGATAGCCATCAAAGACGCTTGGTTACGTGCCTCAGCCTGTGCTTTGGCAAGAGCAAAAGACTCAGGAGAGCCACCATACTGTGCCGTCTGAAGCCCCAAGCGTCCTTGGGCTGCCAGTCGCTGCTCAAGCTCAAGGCGTGCCCTTTCTTCTTCAGGAGACTGAACGGCACGCAAGGCGTCATAAACTTGCTGCTGACGTTGAGCCATAGGTGTAGTGGCCTGACCATAAAACCCTTGAGCACCCGTCATAAGCTGATTTTGCAAAGCTTGCTGCTGGGGGCTTAAAGTGGACGTATAGCCACCTTCTGGAGTAGCCTGCAAAGTGCCAAGACCAGTTGTGACCGTAAAGGGTCTAAACTGGGATAGCTCAAGAAGCTGTTGAGCTAGGGGCTGTGATCTTTGATAAGCAGTTTGTCCTGCTTGACCAAGTTCTTCATAAGCTTGTTTAGCCAGAAGACCACCACCAAGAAGTCCAGCACCTTGTGCAAGACCTCCAGCATTATCACCAATAAAACCAAAAATATCAGACCACAAAGACATAATTTTTATCCTTAAACTAGTTTACCAAGTAAAGTAAGCACATTAAATTCCTGCAAGGACAAGTAATCAGAAACAGTAGCTTCCATACCAACCACAATGCTTGTTCCATTGCTTGTGGTGTTGATATTAGGAGTAATGTAACTAATACCTGCAGTGTATTGATCTATGCCATATTGTGAACTTCCATAAAAAGCATTATTACCATAATCAGCCAAAGAAATTACAAATGAGTTAGTAGCACCACTAAAGTCATAACCCCATTTAAAAGAAACTGTTGAAGAACTACCACCCACAACTGTGGGTCTAAGTTTCTTCAAAATCTTGAGTCTTGAAGGTGCTCCAAAGGTCAGATTAGGGCTGTAGTATTTAACAACAATAGGGGAAGTATTGTCTGTGTAACCTGTGTACTTACCTATGCCTGATGAAGTTCCAATATAAACATCACCGTTCACCAGACGCATAAAACACTTAAACTTGTCAACAGGCCATCGAGTCACACGATAGGCACCATTCTCCAAAACACCCTTTACATCAAAGCAAAAGATAGTTGTGCTTGTTGGAAAATAAACAAGGTAAAAAGAATTCTCTGGACTGTATACTGAAGCTAAATTTCCTGTTTCTCTTTGGATAATAGAAACTATATCCGTTTTGATATTCTTAGAAAGATCATTCATAGGAAGTGATTTTTCCTGAATGGTCCTTCCAAATGCTTTAAGGCCAGAGTAGCTCATAAACAACACATCAGTGCCTATGTATTGAACAGTATCTCTTGAGATACACCCAACACCAGACACAGTGTCAATAAGCTCCATAGTCCCAGGAGCATCAGCCCCTTGGTACACAAGAATGCTATGCTTGCCAAAGATTATCAGAAGGTTATTGTGTGCCGCCAAGGCAACAATCTCATCATAACCATCAGGCCACACTTGGGTTAGATCAATAGATCCTGAAGTACCACCAGACCAAGCAGCACCAATCAAAAGATCAGACCAATACACAGTGGACTTATTAGAGGCTGTATCAGCCACCCAAAGGCGTCCAAAGGCCGCCAGGACTTCGTTAGCCTGGGGGGCTGTACCTGAGTACGAGGGGTGCAAAGAGATCTTGGTGACAGCCCCAAGAGCGTTACTGTACACAAGGGGCTCTTGACCCCTCTGGAAGAAATAAGCATGGTTATTAAAGTTAACCATCTTCCAGTTGTTTGCATTGATCGTATAAGAACCTGGAGTAGCATCAGTCAAAGTAGTAGTGCCACTCAGGATCTTGTTGTTACCTGTAGAGAAGATAACCTGATTGCCTGAAGAATCTCTAAACTGGTGAATGTTTTGAATAAAGCTTGATCCAAGCTGAGTAGCATTAGTGGTTAGAAGTTCATACCCCTTACGTGCCGCTAGGCGTCCATATTTGTCAATGACACAGTTGTCAGCAATGGTAGCATAAGCAGACTCCATTGATAAAACTGAATCTTCAGTGTTAAGCCCCATAAAGCCAGGGGCGACAATATTTACTGTTTGAAGTTCTTGAGACATCAGACAGTCCTGTAAATCATTTCTTCAGGGTGCTTTTCGGCATCCAGAGAAATAGCATCAGAAAGGTATTTATCTGCAATTGCAAAGTATTCAGCAGCATTAACACCGCCCGTTTCACCTCTCTCTCTAACAGCAAAAGCAAGCGCAAGGTGCATTACAGGAGTCCAAGGAATCTTGATAACATCTGTGTTTCCAGACAACAAAGCTTGCCTAAAGACACCTTTGAAGCTTAGGGTGTAAGTTGCATCAGGGGTTGGATAAAGAATAACCTTCATGTCCCCATTAGCGTCTGTAGTGGTGTAGCTAAAGTAAACTGGTTGACCCTGAAGGGGTGTGTCTGTGTTGTTTTGTACATCAATCCATTCTTTAGATTGATACACAATGTTGTTCTTGTTGGTGGTGTCAAGAAAGTAAAGGAACTTAAAGTCGTCCCCTGAACCAGTCAGAGTATACTGATTAGTACCAGCAACAGTGGTTACAGTTTTAGAGTCCCTAAGGGCACTCCAGTCCCAAGCGTGTTCAGTGGCAGTCTTGGCATCATTAACCAAGTCACCAATCAAACTTGAATATGTTGTTTCTGAAACAGTATCAACCTGATCTTCTCGCATTCTACGAAGAACATTGTTAACCAAAGTAAGATAATTCATTTATAAATTAGCCTCTAAGAAGAATTGAGAGAGGATCTTGTCCCCTTGGCTGAATCACAGGAATCACAGGGGCTCTTGGATCAAACCTAATACCACTAAACTGATAAGGTTTATAATCTTCAAACATGCTTTTTTGATCGCCAGTTAGATTAACACTAGGCATAGCAACATTAGGTAGATTTACATTAGGTAGATTAACATCAGGAACATTAACATTAGGAACATTAACACTAGGAATATTAATATTAGGAATATTAAATTCAGGAATTGGTTGGGTAGAAGCAAAAAGATCTACATTTGGAATGTTAAACATAGACTCTGGGCTTGCTGGTAAAATTGCACTAGTGGCGTCTTGAATAGCTTGTTCTACAGCTTCATACCCTTTACTTGCAACTCTTTCAACTTGTTGTGCTACAGGCTGTACAACCCCTTCAACAGCTTCATAAGCATCTTTCATCCATTGTGGTATTTCAACCTGACCAGTCAACATACCAACTTTTAGATCATAAGGCATGTTGATGTCATTCAAGATGTTAAAAGCAAGACCTGAATCAATCCCACCAACACCTGAAGCAAGAAGATCAGATACTTCTACTTTTCTAACAGCATCTTGAATCCCTTGAGGAAGAACACTAAGAAGCCCTGTTTGCTCTAGGGTGCCAAGATCCATGTTTTCGATCAGACCACCAAGAGCTGATCCAAAATCTTCTGTAGACTTATAACCAAACTTGGCAACATCTGCCAAGCTAAGCCCCTCTACAGCCTGAGAAATAACCCCTTCACCTACATTAAGACCAAGATCACCTAATGTTTTGCTTAGCATCCCACCAGGCGCACCGGCATATCCAAGGCCAGCAGACACCAAAACGTCCTTGATGTCACCGCCTTGGGCAAGAGCACGAGCCCCTTTGATCAAAGCACTGCTTACTTGCGGATTAAGATTACCAAACAAACCGGGAGCATATGTATCTACAAATGACCCAGCACCAGCCATTGCCCCTGCAGTAAGAGCATCACCCCAATCGGCTCCAGTAGCCCTAGTGGTTGCTGTAGAGGCAAGAGCAGCCCCTACAGGACCACCAAAGTAACTAGCAAGAGAGGTGATAACGCCCTGAACAAACGGGTTAGATAATACTTGCTGTGTTTTACTAGGGTCATTCTCAGGATTCCAATAACCACCAATCGCTGGACCGTAGTCTTGAAGATCCTGATAAGGATTGTCTGAATACTTCTTCCTCTTGGTGCCAATCGAGAAGTGTGCTTCAAA